CTATAATAGCATCATCAAAACCATCTATGGTCATAGCTTCAGCATCTAGTCCACACCAGTTACACTCTTCACCATCACCTACTTCCATTTCAGTTTTCTCTACGTTACAATAATGTGTCCACATTGTCTTTATACTCCCTCATTTCTTTATCTACATTTGCATGTTGTACTGTAATTTGAAATGTTTTAGTTTTTAAATTAGTATTTAATTCTCTTTGAGATTTTCCTAAAATTCTATGTATTTTACTACCATCTTTTCGTCTTGAAATAGATTTAGATTCTACTAATTGCATATCACCACTTGGATGTAAGGCAATAAAGTCTACAGGACCTTGGTTGCATTCATCATAAATGTAATATCCTTTTATAATATATTGATTCATTAATTTATTTTTTGCTAAATGTCCTTTAGCATGTTTTTCATTAGCTGACATTAGAATGGTATCTCCTCTTCGTTATTATTATCATCTACTTCATAAGGATTATCAATCTCTTTCATACGACCACTCTCTTTATCATAGAAGAGATGTGTAGCTATACCTGTATCACCTGTATATCTATTCTTTAGAATACGTATGGTTGTAGTGTTAGATGCTACATCATCTTCTGCTTGTTGATTTCTTTCTAAAGCAATCACACTATCAGATAGATGTGCAATAGATGCAGAGCCACGTAGATGTGAGAGAGTAACTTCTTTACCATTCTCATGTCCTGCATCACCTGCAGGTCTACGTAAGTGTGATACTAATAGTAAGCCAACACCTGTCTGCTCTACTAATGAACGTAACTTAGTCATCAATACATCAATAGACTTTCTCTCATCTCCATCTTCCTGACCTGATACAAGTATAGATAAGTGATCAAGGAATATCCATTTACAATCCAATGCTTGTGCCATGAATCTTACTCGTGAAAGTATTTCATCATTAGATATAGAACCAAAGTGATCAAAGGCAAAGAACCTACCTGTACCCATAGTGTTATCAAACCATGTATCTAATTCTTCTTGGCTATACTTCTTACGTATCTCATTAATATATAGTCTAGCATTAGCTTCAACAGACATGATATTAAATGCTGTGTTCTTTGTACTCTCTTCCAATGCAAGTATACCTACATTATCATTTGTATTCTTTAACATATGGTGCATCAACTCACGCATGATAGAACTCTTACCCATACCTGCACCTGATGTGAATGTAATCAACTCACCTGTACGCATACCATATGTCTTATCATTTAGTTTTTGCCAAGGGTATAGACATGTCTCACAATACTCCTCTTCAAATAAAGAAGTCTTTAAATCTTTTAGATTGACTATACCTGCAGGAGTATATGGTTGTGCATTCCACCATGCTCTTGAGAACTCCTCACGTTTATTCATCTTGAGATATTCATTCGCATCTTTATGTTCCATGTGCATGACCTTGCATTTGTTAGGAGCAAAGAGTTGTGCTACTTTTTCAGCAGCTTCTCTGCCTTGCTTGTCCATATCAAATGATATAACTATCTGATCATAGCTATCAAGATATTCAAATGCTTTCTTACAATCACGTAATGCAGAACCTGCACCAGTTTTAATAGATACACATGCCCACTTACTACCTAGTAATTCATAAGCAGACATAGCATCTACCTCACCTTCAGTAATAGTAATATACTTTCCCTTTGGTGCAAAGATATTCTGACCAAACAATCCTGCATCAGTCATACTACCTTCAGTCCACATGTTCTTTGTTTGTACATCTCGTACTTTGTTTGCAATATTATTTCCACCTTCATCAAAGTATTTATAGATGTGATGTGTATTCATATTGCCATTTACTTTTACATATGTGTTATACTTCTGTGCTGTATCTTTAGATATACTACGTTCACTTAACGCACCTAATGTACCCACAGTTTTCATAACACTTTCTGTTCTCATTGGTATTACTTTTTCTACTTCCATCTTATCTCCAAACCTAGTGTTACAAGAAAAACAAAAGCTATATCCTTCAGAATGATTTACATTACCATCACTAGAGCCACACTTAGGACATGCTCCTCTATCTAACCATTGTTTATCCATATCATTAATCCAAATCGTTTAATGTATTATCATACAATTCTTCAACAAAGTCAAGCTGATCTTTCATAATTTCTCTAGCATCTTTACTAGCATTAAATTTTGCTTCAGCTATATCATAGCCATCATCAAGATAATCACGCACAAGTTCTCTATACACTCTGTTGTATTCTTTATCCCATAAGTTCTTAGGCATTTTTAGTCCTCTCTTTTCCATGCTCTTGAATCATCAGCCCATACGTGGTCAGCCCAATGACAAGGGTAATAGTTTCCTTCGTTGTCTGGTTCAGGAGACCTTTTAACTACGATACCATACATATCTTTCATATCGTCTAGTAAATCTATAACTTTTTCTATTTCCCATGCAGTTACATACTTTATACCTGACTCTCTATAACTTTGAGTAAAGTCATTACCTGCATTAAATAAATCTAGTAAGTGTTTCTTTTGTGCTTCATCTAAAATCATAGCACCATCTTTCTTTATTGCTTTAGCCATTATAGTTTCCTTTTCTTTTTGTTGTTGTTTTAATTCTTTATGTAACCAATTAGTAAATTTATTATCAGTCATATTGTTCTCCCTCACTATAGGATTGATTGTCTAAATCATCTACGACCTCTTTCTGTTGTCGTTTAATATAGCTTTCATATTCTTTTTTAGCTACATCACCTGCATCATCTACTGATACAAGTGTATCTCTATCTTTTATTTTTTCAGGCATGTCATGTTTCCCTTAATTAATTTCCATTTAGTATTATCTATCAATACAGTTTCTTTGTCAAGTTTTTTATATTTAGAACCTAACATATGCCATAGTCCTTCATGTGCTTGAATAAATTCAGGTATGCTAGTGTATGTTTTTAGTTCGCTATACATAATAATGATGCCACCTTTCTTCCCATAGTTCTGATAGATGTTCTTCTATCTCTTCGTCTGGAACATTAGGATTAGGATATGCTAGAGTATTCATGGCAACTGCGATTGCATCATATGGTTCTTTTATTCCTTGCGACTCCCATAAATCTACTACAGATACTTCATACTCATACTCTTCATCTAGTATTATACTATTTTGTAATGCTGTCATGTTATTTCCTTTCTTTTATATGTGTTGCATCTGGGTTTTCTACAGGCATAGCCCACCCATCTGATGTTGTAAACTCTTTCTCTAAACCTAATCTCTTACGTAACTCATCACACTTCTCATTCAATTCTTTTATTCTTATATGTGCATCACGTAATTGTAGTTGTAATTCTTTTACATTCTTACGTAGTAATTCTTTCTCTGTCATTCCCATGTGCCTACTCCATGTGCTACTGTTTTATATTTAGTTAAGTTCTGCATATCCTTACCATAGAATAAACTAATCCAATCTCCATAACGTAGGTAATGACGCATGTCTTTTATATATCCATCACGCATAGACCTTTTAGCTATAGCACCTGATACATTCATACGCACCTCTCTATTCATAGACCTAGATACTTCTTGATTATGTTTAATCCATTCCAATACTTTATCTACTTGGAACGTAGCATTCTTAGGCAAGTCATATAACTCTTTTCTTATCTGTGATTTGTTCATTGTATTTCCTTTCATTGTACTCTTATTACTTCAAGACCATCATCATCTGACATAGGTTCTATTTCTACACCACTATTAACATATAGTCTTTCTATGTATGCTCTCGCATCTCCTTTAGATTTAAAGTACATTACATCACCATTGAACTTTGCTAATGGTTCTAATATAATATCTTCATCTTGAGATACAAAAGCAACTATATAATTTTTATTCATGTTCGTACCTTACATTAGTTTAATATATATGTCAAGTTTATTATCCATCAGACGCAAATAATTCTACCCACTCTTCTCTCATGTTGGGATAGTCATACCCTATCCTATATTTCTTATTAGCATACCAATCAGGCATGAGTCCTGACTTCTCCCACTTGGCTATATCTTTCTTATCATTCACATAATACTTTCTATATGCTAATACAGCATCATCAGACGCACACTTGTATTCATCTGGCATACATTGTGGGTGTGGTGTACCATAATCTCTAATTGGAAAAGCAAAAGGACATTGATACACTTCTAAATCCATAATAACTTGCTGACATTTGTGTATCTTGTTATACCTTCTGGTATATTCAAAACATAACTCCATACCATGTTTCCATAACCAATCATAATTAAGTAAACTATCTCCTGCCCATAATGTGCATGGATGTTTCTTGTGTGCTTCCTTGTATGGTACTTTATCTCCTTCTCCATACCTATGCCATACAGAACATAACATCTGTGCAGTTTCCAATGGCATCTTTACTATGTGCTTATCACATTGCATCTGTGCAGATATGACAGGGCATTCGTCTAATACAAATATGTTCATATGTCTACTCCTTGTACATGAATATCTAATTCATCTGCAATCCAATATCGTATTCCTGTGTAACAATCATCACACAATAATATAGGAACAAATTTATATGTCATATCTTCTTCTTCACCTTTATTAACTTTACAATTTTCACACGTTACTATCATTTATATAACACTCCCATTTTAACTAACACATTTAATTCTTTTTGTGTCATCTCTTGTACTTTATATACTGATATAACATCATCATTATAATCTGTATATGTATTAGTTTCTTTATTAAAGTTTTCTTCAAAGTCTTCATCACCTCTACCTTCACCATACACTTCTTGTATTATATCTTTATCTGTAATAGACTCACCATTTTCATAGTGTGCTTCACCATAATCTTTAAACCATGCGTAGTCAAAGTATTCATAACCACCATAATCTATTGTAAATTTTACAAATATCATTCT